AAAAAAGATAGATTTCATACTATCAACAATTTGCAATGATTCTCTAAAAATAACTATAAAGAAAATAGCAAGTTGAACTTGAACTCTTGAACCGCTGATTTCTGAAAAGCCCCGAAAAATAAATACTTTGAAGCGGTTCAAGTTATCGGTTCAAGATGAAGAAAGGAAGGTTGCTATGAAAGCAAAAGAATATTTGCAGCAATTACAACGGTTAGATACCGTGATAAATCAGAAAATCAAGGAATTAGGCGATTTGCGTTTGAAGTCGCAAAGTGCAGGAAGCATTGACTATTCAAAAGAGCGTGTGCAAACAAGCCCTTCCGGGGATGCCCCGTTTGTGAAGCTGATCGGGCGAATTATTGACCTTGAAGCAGAAATCAATGCTGAAATTGATGCCTTTGTTGACGATAAGCACAAGATAATCAATCAGATTCAGAGCTTGAAGAACAGCAAATATATTGAAATTCTGTATAAGCACTATGTTGAATTCAAAAGGCTTGAAGTTGTCGCTGTTGAAATGAACTTTACATATCAGTATGTTGTTGAATTACACGGCTACGCTTTGAAGGATTTTCAAACAACCTATGAAAACCTATTGAATTCCTATGGTGAGAACTGATAAAATGATAGAGTGAAAAACCAACGGTTTCCCGCTGGTTTTTTCATTTCCCCGGTGGGGTACTCATAGCCGATTTCGGGCATAGTCGGTGAACTCCTACCCACCGGGGAAATCTTTTTATGTTAGGATGTTTGAAATTAACCTGACTGAAAGGGGGTTGCTGTTTATGAACGCAAAACAAAGGAAATTTGCTGATGAATACTTGATTGATTGTAACGCTACACAGGCGGCAATCCGGGCGGGGTACAATGAGAAAACCGCATACAGTCAAGGACAGCGAATGTTGAAAAATGTTGAAGTCAAAACCTATATTGATGAACAGCTTGAACGGCTTCACAATGAGAAAACCGCCGATGCACAGGAAGTTCTTGAATACCTTACCGCTGTTATGCGGGGGCAGCACACAGAACAGACCTTGCAGCTTATCGGTGAAGGTGTGCAGACAATCACAGATATTAATGTTTCTGCAAGGGAACGCTTAAAGGCGGCTGAACTGATCGGCAAGCGGTACGGAATGTTCAAGGATAATCTTGATGTAGGGGGTTCAATCCCGGTTGTAATATCCGGGGGTGATGAACTTGAAGATTAAACAGGCAAAGCAGATTTTCCTTCCTGATTATGTCGGCAAGGGTTACGGTACATTTTGGCGGTGGCGTGGGCGTTATCGTGTTTGTAAGGGAAGCCGTGCAAGCAAGAAATCTAAAACAACCGCCCTTTGGTATATCGTGAACCTGATGAAATACCCGGATGCAAACTTGCTTGTTGTCCGAAAGGTATTCCGAACCCTGAAAGATAGCTGCTTTACTGAATTGAAATGGGCTATCAATCGTTTAGGGGTTGCTGAATTTTGGGAGATCAAGGAAAGCCCCCTTGAAATGACCTATCTTCCAACAGGACAGAAAATATATTTCCGGGGGCTTGATGATCCGCTGAAAGTCACTTCAATAACTGTTGAACACGGCTATTTGTGTTGGATGTGGATTGAAGAAGCGTATGAAATCGGCAATGAAGATGATTTCAATATGCTTGATGAATCAATCCGTGGTGCAATCCCGGCTGAAACAGGGCTGTTCAAACAAATAACCCTGACCTTCAACCCGTGGAATGAACACCATTGGATCAAAGCCCGGTTCTTTGATAACCCGGATGATGAAACCCTTGCAATGACTACCAACTATATGTGTAATGAATGGCTGGATGAAGCTGATAAAAAGGTTTTTGAAACCATGAAGCAGCAGAACCCCCGCCGTTACCGTGTGGCTGGATTGGGTGATTGGGGCATTGTTGAAGGGCTTATCTATGAGAATTGGGAAGAAAAAGCCTTTGATATTGCGGAAATCCGCAAGCTGAAAACCGTTCAATCCGCTTTCGGGCTGGATTTCGGTTATACAAACGATCCTTCCGCTTTCTTTTGCGGCTTGATAGACGAAACCAATAAAACCCTTTGGGTGTTTGATGAAATCTATCAAAAGGGCATGAGCAATGAACGGATAGCGGAAGAAGTAACCAAAGCCGGATATTGCAAAGAGAAAATCCGGGCTGATTCCGCTGAACCAAAGAGCATTGACCGCCTTTATGATTTGGGGCTTTCCCACATTCACAGGGCAAGGAAGGGCAAAGACAGTATAAACAACGGCATTGATTATATTCAGGACTTCCACATTATTGTTCATCCTAAATGTGTGAACTTCATTACTGAAATCAGTAACTACACATGGGATGTTGACAGTAAGACCGGGAAGAAGCTGAATAAACCCATTGATGATTTTAACCACCTGATGGATGCAATGCGTTATGCCCTTGAAGATTTCAGCAAGGGGGCGGCTTTCAGTTTTGAATAATAACACATTAGTAACAAAGAGCCTTGAAAACCGGGTGTTTTCGGGCTTTTGTCTTTATTATACGATAGAAAGGGGTGAAAAAGGTGTTGAACGGTATTGAAAACGCATTGAACCGGATTTCAAATTTTATGCTGTTCGGGTTCAAGGCAAAGATGAACAACAAAGAATTTCTTGAACAGGAAATCATGCGTTGGAAAGGTTCACCGGAACGGATCATGCAGATCAAGGGGCAACTGTATTATCAGAATGAACATGATATACTTACCCGCAAAAGAACCATGATCGGGGAAGATGGTAAGCTGCAAACCGTTGAAAATCTTCCCAATAACCGCCTGATTGATAATCAGTATGGCAAGATGGTGAACCAAAAAGCAAACTACTTTTTAGGTCAACCCTTTACCATAGAAACAAACAATGAACTATACACCGAACTTCTGAAACAGGTGTTCAATAAGCGGTTTATGAAAACCTTGAAGAATGGCGGCAAAGCAGCCTTGAACCACGGTATTTCATGGCTTTACCCTTATTACACCAAAGACGGGCAATTTTCTTTCCGTCTGTTTCCGGGGTATGAAATCCTTCCAATTTGGCAGGACAGCGAACACACTATTTTGGAAGGGGCTATCAGGCTTTACTTGGTGGCGGGCTATGACGGTATCAAGCCCACAATCATTGAAAAGGTTGAAGTGTTCGATATGCAGGGAATTCATTGTTATATTCTTGATGGCAATGTGCTGATCCCTGATTTGACCGTGTCGGAACAGGATTGTTCCTATGTGATGGCAAACGGGAAGCCCCTGAATTGGGCGAAAATCCCCCTGATCCCGTTGAAGTACAATGAACAGGAAATACCGCTGATTAAGAAGGTGAAATCCCTTCAAGATGGTATCAATGTTATGCTTTCGGACTTTGAAAACAATATGCAGGAAGATGCCCGGAACACAATTCTTGTTCTTAAAAACTATGACGGTACGAATTTAGGGGAATTCAGAAAAAACCTTGCAACCTTCGGTGCGGTGAAGGTTCGCTATGATGGTGAAACCAAAGGCGGGGTTGAAACCCTTGAAATCACCGTAAATGCGGAAAACTACAAGGCTATTTTGGAAATCTTCAAGAAAGCCCTGATTGAAAATGCTATGGGCTATGATGCCAAAGATGATAGGCTTTCCGGCAATCCTAATCAGATGAACATTCAATCAATGTATTCTGATATTGATTTGGATGCTAACGATATGGAAACCGAATTTCAAGCCGCTTTTGAAGAAATCCTTTGGTTTGTCAATGCCCACCTTGCGAACACAGGCAAGGGCAACTTTGAGAATGAGGAAGTAACGGTTATTTTCAACCGGGATATTCTCATTAACGAAAGTGAAGCTATTGATAACTGTTCAAAATCCGTTGGTATTCTTTCGGATGAAACTATCATTGGTATGCACCCGTGGATTGACGATCCACAGAAGGAACTTGAACGATTGGAAAAGCAGCGGCAAAAGGAACAAGAGGAAATGCAGCAACAGGCTTATAACCCGTTTGCCCCACAAGGCAACCAGCAGCCGAATAAAGAAGGTGATCCGAATGGTAAAAATCAAAAAGATTGATGTTTTACCCGTTACCCTTGAAGTGGAGTATAAGAACCCCATTTTGGGGCGGGTGTTCGCTTTCTTTGCTTGGCTGATGTTGGTGCGGTTCAAAAAGTTCAATCTGACAATGAACAATGAAACAGTTTGCAGCTTTTACCGCCTGATTGTTCCCCGCTTTGTGAAAGGCGGTGGATTGGTTGAAGAATAGCGAATATTGGAAGCTACGGTTTGAACAGCTTGAACAAGCCCAAAACGGGCAGGGTGCAGCCGCCTTTGCTGAAATAGAAAAGCAGTACAAGGAAGCCCAAAAGCAGATTGAAGGGCAAATTGCCCGGTGGTATCAGCGGTTTGCCGATAACAACGGAATTACCCTTGCACAAGCCCGTCAATATCTGAAAGGTGCAGCCCTGAAAGAATTTCAATGGGATGTTCAGGATTATATCAAATACGGGCAGGATAACGCTTTGATGGGCGGCTGGATGAAGGAATTGGAAAATGCTTCTGCAAAGTACCATATTTCAAAGCTGGAAGCCCTGAAAATCCAAACACAGCACAGCCTTGAAGTTATGTTTTCAAAACAGATGGGAACAGTAACCGGGGCAATGGGTGATATATTTGAAAGCGGTTATTATCATACCGCTTACGAACTTCAAAAGGGGTTCAATATCGGTTGGGATATTGCGGGGCTGGATCAATCGCAGATTGAAAAGGTTCTTTCCAAACCGTGGGCGGTTGATGGGAAAAACTTTTCTGAAAGGATTTGGACTAACAAGGAAAAGCTGATTTCGGAACTTCACGGGGAACTTACGCAAAATATCATGCTTGGGGCTGATCCGCAAAAGGCGATTGATTCACTTGCAAAGAAGATGAACACTTCAAAGCAGAATGCCGGGCGGCTGATTATGACAGAAGAAGCCTATTTCAGTTCAGCAGCACAAAGGGATTGTTTCAATGAACTTGATGTTGAACAATATGAAATCGTGGCAACGCTGGATTCCCACACTTCCGATATATGCAGAAGCCTTGACGGAAAGCATTTCCCCATGAAGGATTTTCAAGCCGGAGTTACCGCCCCGCCCTTTCATGTGTATTGCCGTTCAACCACAGTTCCCTATTTTGATGAAGATTTCGGGGATATTGGGGAACGGGCGGCAAGGGATGAAGAAACGGGCAAAACCTACTATATCCCGGATGATATGAACTATGAGGAATGGAAGCAAGCCTTTGTTGATGGTGGCGATAAATCCGGGTTTGATGTGGTGGATGATGGTTCAGCCCTTCATTACTCACACCACAAAGAGCCTGAACCCACCCCGCCCCCAAAGAAGGAATATCTGACAAAGAAGAAGCTGCAAGCCAAAATTGCGGATGCTGATGTTCAGCTTGAAGATTTGAATATGCAGTTTATGGCTGTTTCCGGTGGTTGGAATTATGATGAAGTTGTAAAGGACTTTGGAAGCCTTGAAGATTTCACTGATGGGGATGATCTTGCAAAGCTGAAATCCCTGAAATCTGATATGGATGCCATTGAAGCCCAAAAAGCGGAATGGCAAGAAAAGCTGAATGAAAAGCTGAAAGCCGAACAGAAGAAAGCCCTTGCAAAGAAGCAGCTTGAACTTGAAGCCCAAAAAGCAGCGGTTCAGCAGCAACTTGACGATTTCGAGATAAAGACCTATTCCGGGATTTGGTACAATAAGGATGTAACAACCGCTGATTGGGAAAGCCTGAACATTGCCGGAAAGAAGCAATACTATGAAGGCAAGTTCATTACTGAAACCGATCCTGACTTGATGAAGAAGTATCAAGACCTTTACAAGCAGCTTGAAGAACTTGATACAGAAGGCAAGAGTTACCACGATATTCAAGCAGAGTTAAAGAAGATTGAACAAGAATTGAAAAAGGTTCAATCCGATTTGCAAAAACTTGATAAAGGTGATATAATAGAAGCAGCAGATGAAGCCTATACACAAGCCCGCAAGGATGCGGCAGTATGGGCGAAAAGCACCAAAGAAGCGGATGATGTGTTGCGTGATGTTTCCGGGCAAGTGTGGAAAGCCGCCCCAAAGGTTGAAAAGGATGCAATATACGAATATACTTCCAGTTATAGCAAGTTCAATGAACCTTTGCGTGGTATTGAATACGGCACAAACGCTGTTAAGGGTGTTGGAAATATTGATTTTGACACCATAGGCACAAGTTACGGGGGGTATAAACCGGGGCAAGTTCGGAAGCAAATTAACGCTATGACTGATATTATTGAAAAATCAACCTATGATTTTGATATATGGTTGCAGCGTGGATGTGATTACCGGGGCATGGATAGTTTCTTTGAAATATCAATGTCCGATTTACAGAACGCTTCACAAGCCGAATTGGAAAAGTTGCTTTTAGGTAAGACTGTTACAGATTATGGCTTTTTCAGTTGCGGTGTTTCCAAAGGTAAAGGCTTTTCGCATAAGCCAATCATTATGAATGTGTATGCCCCAAAGGGTACAAAAATGATGTATGCTGAACCGTTTTCAGCTTTTGGTAATGGTTCAGGGCGTTCATGGGATGGTGTTGCAAAGCAATCTACTTTTGGAAGTGAATCAGAAATCATTTTGCAGCAAGGAACAAGTTTTCGGATAACAAAAGTTGAAAAAACAGGCGGTAAACTGTATGTTGACATTGAAGTTATCTTGCAGAATACCCCGCAAAGGTAGGTGATGAAGGATGGAGAAAAAAACGCTGGAAGAACGCCTTGAAGGTGATATTCTTTCCGACAATACGAAAATTCCAAAGTACGAACAATGTAAAACTTGCCGATTCCGGCGAATGAAGATCGGGGATTCCCTGATTGACGATTACAGAAGAAGCAGTTGTATGATTTTCCCCTATCCTAAAATGAAACCTATACAGTTTTATGATGGTTCGGCAAAATGTGAGTTTTACGAACAAGAAAAGCGGAAATAAGCACTTTTGAAATTAACTTTTCAAGGGTGCTTTTTTCATGCCGTTTTTCAGGGGTACAAATATATCAAGCCCTTTGAAATCGGGGCTATATGCCGATTATATGAGGGCGATTTTTTAGAAAAGGGGTGAATTTGTGGTGAAAATCGGTAATGGCAGTTAGAAAGGATGGTGATCCAATTCTATCTTCCAGCTATGGGTTAAATAGTGCTATCGTCTTTTAAGCGTTGCAGACGGTAAAGAACAAGGTCAAATTTCGTGGTTCGTAACCCACGGTAAAAAACGGAAAATTTGAAAGGTAGGTAAACACTATGAACAAAGAAGATTTGATTGCAATGGGATTAACAGAGGAACAAGCAAAGAAGGTTATGGATTCCCTTGATGGGAACTTTGTCACAAAGGCAAGATTCAACGAGATCAACGAGGAAAACAAGACCTTGAAGAAATCTGTTTCTGATAGGGATAAACAGCTTGAGGATTTGAAGAAATCCAGCGGTGACAATGCCGCATTGCAGCAGCAGATTTCCGATTTGCAGAAACAGAACTCCGATCAGCAGAAAGCCCATGATGAAGAACTTGCAAAGTTGAAGCTGGATAACGCTGTTGAAATCGCCCTTTCCGGTGCAAAGGCAAAGAACGGAAAGGCGGTCAAGGCTATGCTGGATATGTCAAAGGTGAAAATGGGTGAAGATGGGAAACTTTCCGGCTTTGATGAACAGATTGAAGCCTTGAAGAAATCCGATTCCTATATGTTTGATGTGGAACAGCAGACACAGCAGCAGTTCACGGGATTTCAGCCGGGGGCTTCTTCCACAGTTCCCAATTCCACAGCAGCGGGATATGAAGCCCGCCTTGCAGATGCCCGAAAGAACAATAACCAATTAGAGGTTATCAAAATCAAACAGGAAGCCGCCGCTGATGGCGTTGTCCTGATGTAAAAATTAAAACGAAAGGTTAAATAAGGTGAAAAATATGCCACAGGTAACAGGTATTGGTACGACTTGGAATTTACCCAACTATGCGGGTGAACTCTTTACAGCCGATCCCACCCAAACCCCGTTTCTTTCTATGATTGGCGGGCTTACGGGTGGCAGACAGACAGATAATTTTGAATTCCCTACCGCAGTTCTTTATGATTTCCCGGAAGCGGCACAGCCGGAGATTTCCGAAAGTGCTTCCGCAACCGCCCCGGCAGCAAGCCACATTGCACGACAGCAGGAAAAGAATGTTGTTCAGATTCATCAGGAAGTGATTGATCTGACCTACGCAAAGCAGAGCAATTCCGGCAGAATGTCCGGGCTGAACACGGCAGGGCAGAACCCGAACCCGGCAGATGAAAAGGCTTGGCAGATTCAGCAGAAGCTGATTAAGATTGCCCGTGATGTGGAATTTTCCTTCATTTGTGGCACTTATCAGATTTCCACGGCGGCGAATGTCGCAAATAAAACCCGTGGTATGCTGGAACTTTGCACTTCCGATGCCGGAACTTCCATTGCGGCGGCGGATGCTGCTTTGAACAAGGCTTTGATGGATCAGCTTTTCCGTGAAATGGCTGATAACGGTGCGTATTTTGGAAACATGGTTCTGTTTTGCGGTGCATATCAGAAGCAGATGATTACCAACCTTTACGCCGATCAGTTCAAGGCGAATATGCAGACTACACAGAATGTAGGCGGCATGAATATCACGGAGATTGAAACCGACTTCTTCAAGATGGGTGTGGTTTGGGATCGCTTCATGCCGAATGATTCCCTTCTGATTGCAGATATGGCACATATCGCTCCGGTATTTCAGGCAGTTCCCGGAAAGGGCGTACTGTTTCAGGAAGATTTGGCAAAAACGGGTGCTTCTGATAAGGTGCAGATTTACGGGCAGATCGGACTTGCACACGGTCCGGCTTTCCTTCACGGTGCTATTACCGGGCTGAAAACGGCGGCTTCGGCATAAGAAAGGGTAAGGTGATTGTATGTTCAGAGTAACAAAGAAACCGAAAACCCCTAATATTCTTTGGGATGCTTCCAGCAATCGCCCCCTTTGCAAGTTCGTGAAGGGGGTATTTGAAACCAATGATGAACCCCTTGCCTTTAAGTTGAAGGGTATGGGGTACAAGGTCGAGGGTGAAGCGGATGCAAAGCCCCTTGATGAAATGAAGGTTGAGGAACTGAAAGTCTATGCAGCGGAACACAACATTGATTTGGGTGATGCTGCAAAGAAGGCTGACATTCTGAAAGCCATTCAGGAAGCGGAAGCCAAAGAGTAAAGGCGGTGATCCCAATGCTGGAAATGGTAAAGGAACGGTTAAAATCGTTTGGGTATGAGTTGCAGGAAGGGGATGAATTTGCCCTTACCTTTTCAATTCAGAAGGTGGAAAACACCATAAAGAACGATTGCAACACGCCTTCTATGCCTGATGGCTTGGTGAATATCGCTGTTGATATGGCGGTAGGTGAATTCTTAACGGCAAAGAAAACCTTTTCGCCGGATAGCATTGCAGGGCTTGATTTAGATATGGCGGTGAAGCAGATACAAACGGGTGATACCAACACAGTATTTGCAACCGGGGAAGGAAGTTCAACCCCTGAACAGAGATTGAACGCTTTCTTGAACTATCTTCTGACTTATGGCAGGGATGAATTTTCTTGCTATCGAAAAATCAGATGGTGAACGGACTGACCGCCGCACAAAAAGCGGCAAGGAAAGCGATTGAAAGCACCTATTCAGGTGTTTGCACCGTTATTGAACGCCGGGATGTGAGGGACGAAAGAACCAAAATCACCCGGAAGAATGAAGAAGTTCCCGTTGTCGAAAATCAGCCTTGCAAGCTATCCTTTGAAAAACTGAACGCCGTTGTTCAGACCGACACAGCGGCAAAGCTGACACAAGGCACAAAGCTATTCATAGCACCGGAAATCAAAATAAAACCCGGATCAAAAATCATTGTGGAACAGAACGGCACAACAACCGAATATTCCGCAAGTGGTGAACCCGCCGTTTACTTTTCCCATAGTGAATATATGCTTGAACTGTTCAAGGGGTGGGCGTAATGGCGAACATGGGCGGGTTTTCGGTAGCTGGAATGAAGAAGCTGCAAAAGCAGTTGAACAAAATTCAGCAAGGCAATGTTGAAGCCTTCATTGATGCTTGTGCAAAAGAACTTGCCGCCCGCCTATTGGCAAAAGTTATCAAGCGTACACCCGTGGGGCAATACCCCGCAAGTTCAGGTAAAAAAGGCGGTACACTTCGCCGGGGCTGGACTTCAAAAACCCATGAAGAAGCGGAAAGCGGGGAAAAAGCAAATGCGAAAGCATACGCTGATTCCCTTACAATCCACCATTACGGAAACACCCTTGTTATTGAGATAGTGAACCCGGTTGAATATGCTTCCTATGTGGAGTATGGACACCGAACAGCTAATCATAAAGGGTGGGTTCAAGGGCGGTTCATGCTTACGATTTCGGAACAGAAAATACAGAATATAGCCCCGAAAGTGCTTGAAAGCAAAATCAAAAAGTTTATAGGGGAGTGCTTGAAATGATAAATTCCATAATTGAATCAATCAGCATTTCCTTAAATGCTGAATTTGGTGATGAATACACCACATATACAGAATCGGTTGAACAGGGTTTGAACGAACCTTGTTTTTTTGCGTTCTGCATTAACCCCACAGACCGTGTATTTCTTGGAAAGCGGTATTTCAGGGAAAACCAATTCTGCATACAATACTTCCCCGCTGATAAAGACCGGGCAAAAGAAGAATGTAATGCAGTTGCCGAAAGGCTTTTTTCATGCCTTGAATATATCACCGTTACCGGGGATTTGGTGCGTGGTACGAAAATGAAATATGAAGTAGTGGATGGGGTTTTGAACTTCTTTGTAAACTATGATCTGTTCGTTTACAAGGTTGCTGATTCTATCCCTATGGAAGATTTGTCACAAGATGTTACCGTGAAAGGATAAGGTGATGTGAATGGCGGTAAAAAATTCCAATAAACCCGCTGCAAGCGAACCTGAAAAAATTGAAAAGTTATTTTCAAAAGAACAGTTGCTTGCGGCTGAACGCTTTCAGGAAAGGAAGGATATTGTAAATGCCCTTCTTTCCCCTGATAAGCAATACACGGTTGAAACTGTGGAACAGATGATTGAAAAATACATGAAAGGACAGGTGAAATAACATGGCTTTAGGCGGTGGAACTTTTGTTACACAGAATAAAGAATTGCCGGGTACGTATATCAACTTCATTTCGGCAGCTTCCGCAAGTGCTACGCTTTCCGAAAGAGGTATTGCGACAATGCCCCTTGAATTGGATTGGGGCATTGATGGTGAAGTGTTTGAAGTAACCAACGGCGATTTCCAAAAGAACAGCCTGAAAATTTTTGGGTACGATTACACCCACGACAAGTTGAAGGGGCTTCGTGATCTGTTCCTGAACACGAAAACCCTTTATGCGTACAAGTTGACTTCCGGGGGAACAAAGGCGGCAAATGCCTATGCAGAAGCCCTTTATTGTGGGGTGCGTGGCAATGATCTGAAAATTGCAATTCAGACAAATGCTGATGATGATTCCCTTTTTGATGTCAAAACCGTACTTGATACGGTGGTTGTGGATGAACAGACCGTTGCAAAGGCGGCTGATCTGACTGATAACAGCTTTGTGAAGTTTAAGACTTCCGCAACGCTGGCACTTACGGCTGCAACCCCGTTGACGGGCGGCGAGAATGGCACGGTTGACGGAACAGCTTATCAGACCTATCTTGATAAGATTGAATCCTACACCTACAACACTATGGGCGTTGTGGTTACGGACGATACCACAAAGGGGCTTTTTGCTTCCTTCGTCAAACGTTTGCGTGATGAAATGGGTATCAAATTCCAGCTTGTACTTTACAATAAGGCGGCTGACTATTACGGCACTATCAGCGTAAAGAACAGGGTGCTTGATGATGGTTGGAGTGAAGCAAGCCTTGTGTATTGGGTAACGGGCGTTTCCGCTGGTTGCGAGGTAAACAAGAGCAATCAGAACAAGATTTACAACGGTGAATTCACCGTTTTTGCCGATTACACGCAGAATGAGTTGAAGAAGGCAATCAAAGCCGGGGAATTCACGCTGCATAAGGTCGGCACTGATATTCGTGTATTGGAAGATATTAACACAATGGTTACTACTTCCGATACACAGGGCGATATTTTCAAGGACAATCAGACCGTGCGTGTGATGGATCAGATCGCAAATGATATTGCGGTACTGTTCAACACAAAGTATTTGGGCGTGGTTCCCAATGATGCAGCGGGCAGAATTTCCCTTTGGTCGGATATTGTGAAGCACCATGAACAGTTGCAGGAAATCAGAGCGATTGAAAATTTCGCTGATTCTGATGTGACCGTGGAACAGGGCAACACAAAGAAATCTGTTGTGGTTACTGACCTTGTAACGGTTGTAAATGCTATGAGCAAGCTATATATGACCGTTACCGTGGCATAAGAAAGGGGTGAAAGAAAATGAATGGCAATGTAGTTATGAAAGCCAAAGATACCGTGTTTGCGGCTTTGGCTGAATGTTTCGTTACTATCGGCACACGCCGCTATAACTTCATGCAGGCTATCAACCTTGAAGCAAAATTCGAGAAGAACAAAACGGAAGTTCCCATTCTTGGCAAGACGGGCAAGGGAAACAAGGCTTCCGGCTGGAAAGGTACGGGTTCGGCAACCTTCCACTACAACACTTCTATTTTCCGTCAAATGATGATCCAGTACAAGGACACTGGGGAAGATATTTATTTTGAAATTCAGATTTCAAATGAAGATCCCACTTCCGGGGCAGGGCGGCAGACTATGATTCTTATGGATTGCAACATTGACGGCGGTGTGCTGGCAAAGTTCGATGCAGACGGTGAATATCTTGATGAAGATATGGATTTCACTTTTGAAGATTTCAAGATGCCGGAAGCCTTCAAAGACCTTGAAGGATTTCTTACCAACTAACAACCAATGGACGGGTTAAAACCCCTTGTGTGCGGCTTATATAAGCCCATATAAGGGGTTTTACCTATTCAGCGATAAACAATGAAAGGAAGATGTAAAATGTCTAAATTCGCTAAATTTATGAAGTCTAACAAAACCGTGAAAGAGAACGGTTTTTACCCGGCAACAAAATCCCTTTGTGACGAAAAGGGCAACCCCCTTGAATGGGAGTTCAAGCACATTACTTCAAAGGAAAATGAGGAAATCAGGGAAGGTTGCACGATTGATATTCCCGTTACGGGCAAGCCGAATATGTACCGCCCGAAACTGAAAACCGGGCTTTACATTCAGCGTATGATTGCGGCTTCCGTGGTTATGCCTGATTTGTTCGATTCTGAATTGCAGGACAGCTACGGCGTGAAAACCCCGGAAGATTTGCTGCTTGCAATGGTGGACGATCCCGGCGAATATAACGATTTGGCGGCTTTCGTTCAAAAATTTCAGGGCTTTAATGTTTCCTTTGAGGATAAGGTGAATGAAGCAAAAAACTAATTGAAGAAGGGGATTGGGAAGCGAATTTCGCTTACTATGCCCTTCTTAAACTTCATATATTGCCTTCTGTTTTCCTTGCAATGGATGAACAGGAAAAGGCTTTCACCGTTGCGGCAATCAAGGTGAAAATTGAAGCTGACAAGAAAGAGAAAAAACGGATTGAAAGTAAATCCAAAAAGAAAGGTAGGTGATCCGCATGGCTACAATCAGAACAGCGATTGAATTACAAGACAACTTCACGGGGGTTTTGTATCAGGTTATCAATTCCGTAAATTTGGGGCTTTCCGCTATGGAAGATTTGCACCAAACCATGAACAGCCCCGTTGATACGGCTTCCATTGAAGCGGCAAGAGATTCAATCAATCAGGCTACTATTGCGGTTCAACAGTTGGATGCAGCTATGCAGGGGCTTGAAACCCCCGCTACTGAAACACCTACCGCCCCGACAAATTCAGCCCCGGTTGTGCTTCCGGTGCAGCCGGATGTTCCTGATCCATTGGTGGATCAGCCCGCCCCTGTTGATTTGCCTGTTGAACCGGAACAGCCTGAACCCGTTCAAGTTCCGGTTCATTGGCAATCTGACAATATGGAAGTATTCACTTCAACGGGCGTTGAACGCTTTGAACAGGAAGTTCAGAGTGCAAACAATATGTTGAACACTTTGAACCAAACACAAAGCAGAATTGCAGCACAAGCGGCACAAACAGATTTGTTCCCGGATAACGCTATTGCCGATATGAACAATATGCAAAACCGCTTGCAAGCGATTCAGCAGAGAATTCAAACAATCGAAAGTAACCCCCTGAATATGGTTACTGATACCGCAAATGCGGAATTGGAACAGCTACGGGAGCAGTTAGATCAGGCAGTTCAGGAACAGCAGAATTTGAACCGTGCTGTTGACAATATGGATGTTGAAGCAGCCAATCAAGCCTATTTGCGGTTATCGCAGACGGTAGGCAATACTGAAAGATATATCCGGGATAATGTTGACGAACAAGGGCGGTTCAATCGTGAAATTGAAGAAGGCACAAATGAAGCAAATTCCCTGATGCAGACAATTAAAGGGGCGGTTGCGGCTTATGCTACAATTCAAACCCTTTCAGCGGCGTTGAACTTATCCGATCAGTTGACTACTACAACCGCCCGCATGAATTTGATGAATGACGGATTGCAAACCACACAGGACTTGCAGAACATGATTTATCTTTCAGCGGAACGGGCAAGGGGCAGCTATCAGGCAACCGCTGATGCCGTTTCCAAACTTGGACTTATGGCGGGTGATGCGTTTGGAAGTTCGCAGGAAATCATTGCCTTCATGGAACAAATAAACAAGCAGTTCACCATTGCCGGAACAGAAGCGGCGGGCGTGGATGCCGCTATGTTGCAGCTTACGCAAGCAATGGCTTCCGGAGTGCTTCGTGGTGAAGAATTGAACAGTATCTTTGAACAAGCCCCCACAATTATTCAGAGCATAGCAGATTACCTTGATGTTCCTATCGGTTCAATCCGTGAAATGGCAGCGGAAGGGCAAATTACCGCCGATATTGTAAAAGCGGCTGTGTTTGCGGCGGCTGATGAAACCAATGCAAAATTTGAAAGTATGCCGAAAACCTTTTCGCAGGTTTGGACTTCTTTTCAGAATACCGCTTTGATGGCATTTCAGCCCGTTCTTCAAAGAATGAATGAGATTGCCAATAGTGAAGCCTTCCAAACCTTTGTAAATAACGCTATTGAAGGGCTTTCAATGGTGGCGGGGGTTGCCCTTGAAATCTTTGATTTGCTTGTGGGCGTTGCGGGGTTGGTAGCTGAAAATTGGTCGTGGTTATCCCCT